TGTTGTATTAATTCTAGCAGCCATTAATTTGGCTTGAACAACATTTTTCAAGGGTTGTTGGAGATGACATGTGAACGTATTGGAAGAAGTCTGTCCAATAGTGTCAATAGTCACCGTGTGATATTCATGTTGAAGATCTGGAATGAGCTGACTAGGGGATGTAATAAGCGCCATTTAGTATAAGCTTAGATTAAAGATCCACCGATTCCGTCGGTAATTTCATAACCAGCATGGGCGGCGACTAACTTTTGAGCGCCACAAATACCTCCTGGAGTTAAACCTTTTGAGTAAGGGCTGTCCTTTTTACCCGAACCAGCAGTACATTCTAATTCGACTGGGAGATCGAAAATAGATTGGTCGGTGATATTCTTAGTAATAATTGGTCTGGGTTGGTACTTGCTTGTGGCGGTAGAGGACTTGAAGGCGGCGAGGGCCGAAATTATCAGAAGAAGGATAACGATCATACTGAGAGCATTACGACTTGTACGATTAAGGGTAAACATTTATAATCTACAAAGATTTTTTTAAACTGCGTTAAAGGTAATTTTTTTAGTTTCTATATAAAGAGTAGATGGACGAAGAGATAGTAATCGATCGAGGAAATACCAGTGTCATGAAATTAGATGCCGACGAGCAGGCCATCATGGATGAAATCGAAATTTCTGCTCCACGACCCCAACGTGTTCCACGACCAACTAGACCAAAATTCGCCCCACCCCAAATGGGACAACAACAGGAAAGTATGGACGCTTTTGTAAATCCAACGAAGCAAACAGTTCAAAATCACACTACTCCCGACGAAGAAATTGATTACGGTGACGGCGATGAAGATGCTAATTTTTTCGATGATGGTGAGGATTATGGTGAAGCTGGCCCAGGACAAGAAGATGATAAACCAACAAAAGGGTATGCTTCAATCGATGAAGAAAAGGCGGACCTTATTAATAAACTCGGACGCCTGGAGAAAAAGGGATTTGCCGTAAATAAACGACTCAATGCATATTCGAATATTGATGAATTGCGATCCGAGGTGAAGCGTATCACTTATAGTATTGATGTCGAACAATCTGTCCGCTTTTCTAGAAGAATGTTGGTCGCCTGTGTAACTGGTTTGGAGTTTCTTAATAAACGGTATAATCCCTTTGAGGTCCAACTTGAGGGGTGGTCTGAGTCTGTGATGGAGAATGTAGACGATTATGACGGTGTATTTGAAGAATTGTATGTGAAATACAGGTCTAAGATTACAGTTGCACCAGAGATCAAGCTCATTATGATGTTGGGTGGTTCAGCCATGATGTTCCATCTCACCAACAGTATGTTTAAATCTGTTATGCCAAACATGAACGATGTGATGAAGCAAAACCCAGATCTCGTTAAGAATATGATGAGCGCAGTACAGAATACGACGAGAAATACAGGAGGACCCGCAACGGATGCCCCTGTCGGTGGAACAGGTGACTACCAAATGCAAGGACCAGGGATTGATATCTCCAGTCTGATGGGTGGTATCATGATGCCACCTGCACCCCCAATGAATACGACTGCTATTAGTCCCACAGAGCAGGTGGAAGAAGATGATGACATTTCTGATATCATTTCAATCTCAGGTGATTCGACTGGGGGTGAGGTCAAGGAAGTCCATGTCGCGGCTACAAGAACCAGACGTACCAGGCAAAAGAAAACTAAGAAGGAAATTAATCTCTAAATATATATAAATGATAGCTTACTATCCTTTGGAGGAACTGGATCCTCCAAAAAAAAAGGAACAGGTAGATCCTGTTATCCAACCTGAAAAGAGTCAGGTCGGTCTCGAAGAAAGTGAATTAAATTACATCGTGATAGCTTTCATTGCCGGAGTTATCGCATTAGCTATATCCGACGCCATCAGGGCGTAAATGTTATTTCTACCGCGGGGTTTCCCCCCGTAGTAAAATTAATAAGTAAAAGTTGCTATTTCTTCACCGTTATCGAGATCCAAATTCTGGTTACTAGCGGGCCATAATCCAACGTTGTTTTTGATAGTTTTAAGTTTCCCACCACGCGAAGTCATTAGTTCAACATGTATGTCATAAGAATATATCCTACCCGAATTTGTATTTAGGGGTGTTATGATTATACCCTTCTTCCCAACGCTAATATTTGGACTCCATGGATAATCTGTATCTCCACCAAATAGATTTTTGGTACCCACTGTGATGTTTTCATCTAATGCACTTGTACTTGAATCATGTGTACCACCTTGTACTTCCAGAACCATTGTACTCATATCTCTAAAAGTAGCAGCCGAGTCACCGCTACCAGCCGGATTTTTGCCATCGATCTTTCTCAACATACAAACAATTTTGGCATAAAATGAAGGGTTATCAAATAACAAACGAATCATCTTTGCTTTTATTGTTCCAAGTGTGAACGTCTGTGAATACCTCTTACATGCAACGTTACTTGACCCAGAAATCATACCACCACCAATCTCGAGTGCCGTGGACGCTGCTACACCCCCTAGACCAATAGCTACCTGGTTTCCTAAATCAATTTTACCATCGATGTCAAGGTCACCGGTGATCTCAACGTTACTATTGATAATCATCTCATTGGAGTATGGATCCACATAGATATTACCCGAAACATCACCATAGATGTTAGAAAGAGCTAACGCGTTGGGTGGGTCGGCGGAGGCTGGTGTGGTCGTCGCAAATTGTAACATGGCATTACTACTCGAATGTTGTATACGTGACACACCATTGTAAACAGTGAAGTGTTCACTTGGATTTACAGTACCTATACCAACATTTGAAGTGTGTATTACATGAATACCATCACCCTCGGTGCCTCCACTTACAGCACCTATGACTGTACCATGTACGGAATGAGTGGAATCACTGAAACCCCTTACATATCCTCCGTAGGTGTCGTCTGTTGTGAGAGTTAGACCAACCTTAGAGTTAGTACCCGGGTTTTGAAGTTTAAGTACATCTGCATCACCCGAAGGATTTGAGTATATATGAACATTAGATGTAGGTGAACTGGTACCAAATCCAACCAATCCTTCGTGTGTAAAACGAAGATATTCGACGTTGTTTTGTTTGAACGAAATGGGAGATGTATCCAATGCTTCAAAAACGTTTACGAGACCACCAGATGTAAATACATCCATTTTACCAAACTTAAGTTTTTGTGTTTCACCGAACTCTAAACCACCGTTAATAAATAATGTTGTACCCGCCGCGAGTGTTGCTTCACGAGCCGGATTTGATGTACCCATAAAAATTTTACCATTGTTACCAATTAACATAGCTCTATCAAGATTTGTACCATTTCTTATAGCGCTATCAATGAGTGGACCACTGACAGGTGTATTTGTTGAATATACTTGAAATAAATGATCCGCTGCTATATGGCGAATTCTATCTGGACCAGCTGCCGAAGTGGAGTCAGTACCTTTAAAAATTACAAGTTCGGAAATACCATTATCAGAATCATATAAACGCTCACTAATAAAAGAATTACCAAACTCATCGTTAAGAACACCACTAAACGTAAGTTTATGACCAATAACTACATTACCGGTAACCTCTAACTTACCTCTAGGAATATCTGTACCGATACCGATATTACCTGAAGTACCATCAACAAAAAGTCGACTTGTCGTTGAATCATTGATAGTAAATGCATTATTGGTGAGTCTAAAATCACCTGAAGACCCGGTTACACCCATAGAAAATCCAGACATATCACCAGCAATACCATCACTTTGAATGAACGAAGCGAAAGCGTTAGAAGCTGTAGTATCTGTTCTCATAGATACAATTGCATCATCTGCGGCATTAGAGATCTTTTCACTATGAACGAGTAAACCATTTGTAACCGAATTTCCTATACCGGTTGTGATAATTTCCAAATGGGAAGCGGGTGTTGTTGTACCTATACCAACCCGTTTATTACTTCTCCATGTCATCACATTTTCTTGAGTACTATAGTTGTCACCCGCCAATGACAAATTCAATTGAGACCGGGAGGTTCCGGAACCTGTACCGTGTTTACCCATTTTGAATACACCCCTAACACCATGTTGACCCGCGGTACCACCTTCACGGGTGAGTTGAAGAACATCTTGGAAGTCTGAGGTGTTTGTAATCTGCGCCGTGTTTGTGATTACCATTGGAGATCCCAAATGACTCACACCACCACGGTTAACAACCTGATCGTTAATAAATACAGTACCACCAGAAGTATGTAAAAGACCTTGGGGTGTAGCCGTTCCAATACCAACATTACTCGTCTCTAAAATTGTCAACTTCGGTGTACCCATCGTATCAGTTTGACTCGCATAGAAATTGAGACCTTTCCCACTTCCTACCTTGTTTTCAATTTTTGTTTGACTATTGGTTGTATCTGTAGAAATCTTTAAGAAGTTTGAATCTTTCCCAAAAATAGCTGCATTACTCTCATTGAGTCTAAGGTTACCCCCTAAGGTCAACATTTCACTTGGTTGAGTATTAGCAATACCAACATACCCATTTGACGCCACACGCATACGCTCACTGTTTTTAGTTTTAAAAACAACCGATTGGTATTGATGGGACGTTAATGCACCCATAATTTCAATTGAAGTTACATTAGATCCAACCGTTCCATCGGCGTTATTTGGACCACATCGAAGACTGACAGTGTTTGAAGTAGAGTCACCACCCGATATATCACCGTGAACAATAACATTCGCGGCGGATGATATACCGGATTCACCTTCAACTTCAATGAAATCCTGTACTAAAATAGATTGTGTAATGAGACGACCCGTCGCTGTATTACCAAGTACTGTCAGAATGTTAGAAGAATCTACATTAATAAATATTTTGTCACTGAATGACAACATATTCGTTGAATTTGTGTTTGCTATACCAGATGGTACACCATCCCCATTCCCATCTACCCCAGTTGTCTGAAAACCATGGGATTGAATTTGAGATGCAACCACCATGGGTATCGCTGCATCGGCATCTAATGTAATTAAATCACCCACATTAAGTCCACTACCACCAATTCTCAGTCCCTCAAAGAATCCAAAACCATTTGTATGTAACACATTATCGTTAATTGTAGCCGTGTCATCTATATACAGGTTAGAACCAACGGAAAGTGAATAGGTGGGTGAAGTGTTTGCGATACCAATGTTGTTTTGGGTATAGACGTCACCGTACACGTGAAGATTCACAGTATTGGCGGTATCGAGTATATCATGGAATGTTGCTGTAGTTGGACCACCGAATGTTCTCGAAAGTCTCATTTTATCACCATTATGTGTATATCCTAAAAATACATTAGATTTGGCATCCGCATCTTTCATGAGAAGAGCCATATCATATGTTCC